GGGTCAAAACCCAGCTCTGTAGCTACTCGCTTTGCTCTACGTTTAAATGTGGCATCGTGCTTTGTCCACGCATGGGTGACTGTGTTGGCACGGCTCATGTGAATCATCTCATGGCATAGCGTTGTCATAACTGTATAAATATGCCCACAACGAGCTTCCGATACTGTAACTATGTGTTCCCAATCTCCATCATCGTGCAAATATGTACCCATAGCTTCAGGGTCTGCATCAACAATAAATTTTACTTGCTCTGGTAAAGGCATATCCCATTTGCAATATGGTTCGCAACAAACCATTGCACTATAAAGATTGCGTAGGATTGCAGGTGTCAGTTTCATACTGAGTGGATCTTGCCTCTAAACTCAACTTCATCCTCGCCCCACACTCGTACCATTTCAGGCTGTAATAATTTGCTACGCTCAAAGGTCAACATTACAAAGCCACTATTCCAATCTTTAGGCGTATCTTCTGTGTAATTAAACTGTGGGCCATTAGGATCGCTTAGAGTGCCTGTTTGAACGCCATAGCGAGTGCCGTTATAATCGTTGAAAGGGATGCTAGATAAAACGTGGGTATGCCCTGTAATCATGTTTACGCCTGAATTGACAGCATTGTTCCTACCACCTGTCCAACCACCTTTCCACCGATGCTTAATACAAGTGTCCTCATTGATCCAAACAGACCAACAAGGTTGCCACATAGGGAAATACTCTTTTAGAGAAGTCCCAGGCACGCCTTCAAAAGCAGGAAGAAAGTTAACCACATTGCTAGTAAAACGCATATCGTGATTCCCGAGCGGCCAGAATAATTTTGCACCTTTACCTACCTTTTCAATTTCACCTAAATAATGTTGACAAGCCTCAAGTTCTTCTTTGACTGATGGCAACTTGTCAAAGTCCATTCGAGGATGGCGAGAGATTCCTGCCCCATCAAAAGCATCACCATTACAAATAATGGCTGTAGGCTTGAACTCTTTAATTGATTCTATAAGAGCTTTAAAAGCGGTAGTCGTAATATCGGGCCAAAAGTGTGCATCGCTAAAAACAATGACTCTACCTTGTTCTAAATCAAAACCTCTGCGGGTATGACCTTCTGCTTGCATTACTTTGCTAATTGGCAACCTTGCATCATTGAAAGTAGGCAATTCAATGCCTAAACGACTTTCTAATGATCTTCTGCGGTTATATACTGCCCGGATGTTTAATTTATGTTTCTTTGCAAATCTTGCGGGGCTTCCGATTGCTTTCCACTCTGCTATCCATTGTTCATCCGTAAGATAATAACCTGACATTTTTCGCCCTATTGGTGTAAAGTGTTTAGATACTAACCTCTAATTTATTACAATTCAATGACTTATGCTAAAAGGGTTGATTCAAATCATTCGCTTATTGTTAAGACGCTACGAGAGCTTGGCTGTTCTGTATTTGATACGTCAAGGGTTGCTGGCGGATTCCCTGATCTTGTGGTGGGTAAAAACCAAAAGACCGCACTTGTTGAAATAAAGTCAGATGACAAGGCAAAGTTCACAGCAGCGCAACAGGCATTTATGTTGAATTGGCGTGGGTCAACAGTAGCTCGAATCCACGATATTGAAGGTGCGATAAATCTAGTAAAATTGCTTGAAAAATCGTAAAATAGTATTATTATTCGTAGTGTATCAACCCCATCTTAAAGGATAAATCATGGGCAAAATGGATAGCATGAAGGGCGTACCTTCAACAACTGGCGCAAAAGCACCTGCTGGCGCAGCTAAAGCTGACATGAGCGGAGAGCGCAAAGTCAAGCTAGTTGGCGGAGTTGGCATGGGCAAAATGGATGCAATGGGTTCACGCCCAATGAGCCACGCTGGCAACTTTGAAGGCAAGCTTGGTGAATTGAATGACGGCAATATGGGTGAGCGTGAGTGCTACAGCCATAAGCGTGTCGGTCACGACCAAGACGATTGCAAATAAGCTAAACCCCATAGCTCTCGGTAAAGGGCTACAGGGTTTATAACCAAAGCAATAGGGTAATATTGAAATGGCTGATGAAATTGTATCATTTAGACCTCTGGCGGATAAGATCATTGTCCGACCAGATGTTCGTGTTTTAAGCTCTGTATTAATTGTTAATAATAAAGAAGCTGAGAACATGGGAACTGTTGTTGCTGTAGGGCCTGGCAAGAAATTGTCATCCGAAAGACGTGAAGCTATGCCGATTGCCGTAGGGCAACGAGTACGTTTTGGCACTATGAACGACAATCCCAAAGAGGAGTATCTTAAGTTCACACCGATTAACCATAATGGCGAAAAGTGTCTTTTAATGAGCTGGCAGGACATCTGCTGGACAGAAGGGTAAATATGGCAACTAAACCTGGTCTTTATGCAAATATCGCAGCAAAGAGAAATCGTATAAAGGAAGAAAAAGCTGAGGGTAAACCCGTAGAGAAAATGCGTAAGCCTGGCACAAAGGGCGCACCTACCAAGCAAGCATTTATTGACTCTGCCAAGACTGCAAAGAAAAAATAATGGCTACTAAACACGATAAGCCTATTGCCCATAAAACTACCGGCAAGGGCAAAACCTACAACCCTACCGACAAAGGCGCAGGAATGACCGCTAAAGGTCGTGCTGAATACAATGCCAAGAATGGTAGCAATCTCAAAGCTCCTGCACCAAACCCAAAGACTGAGAAGGATAAGGGTCGTAAAGCATCATTTTGTGCAAGAATGGAAGGCGTAGTAAAGAAAGCAAAAGGCCCAGCAGAACGGGCTAAAGCTAGTTTAAAAAACTGGAATTGTTAATCAATAAGGGGGATATATGATTCACCGCATCAAATCTTGGATAATCAAAGTAATTGGCCCAAAGCCAAAACCATCTAATCAATGGCATTTTCCTATTGTTACTGAAGACTTTGAGCCACGTCAGGCAAGAGAAAAGCGTATTACAGAATTATTGGCTGAAGATAAGCCAAGAAAACCCGTAGTAAAGAAAGCAACCACCCGAAAGGAAAAGACTGTGCCATTAAAGAAATCTGCAAGCCCAAAGGCTTTTAAAGAAAATATCAAGACTGAAGTAAAAGCTGGTAAACCAGTAAAGCAAGCTGTGGCAATCGCCTACGCTGAGAAACGTGAAGCAATCAAAGCAAAAGGAAAGAAGAAATGAGCATCGAACAAAAAGTCATCGCATTTACAGTAGCACAGATCAATGAGCTATTAAATGAGCTAGGTAAATTACCCTATATGCACTCTGCTCATCTAATCGCTGGTGTTAAATCTATTGCAGAGCCACAATTAGCTGATGTTGCAGAAAAACAACAGTCTGATGAACCTACACAAGATCAAAGTGTTGCGTAAATACAACAAAAAGTATTTATAATTCAAAGAAATGGAAGAAAAATCAAATAATCCTGTCGGTGCGCCTATTGGTAACAAGAACGCAACAAAGAATAAGCCTTTTTTAGATGCTATGAGAAGGGCTTTAGCTCAGAATCCACAGAAGATTGGCAGGATTGTTGACAAGGTATTAGATCAAGCAGAAGCAGGGGAAGCATGGGCTGTTAAGGAAGTAGCTGATCGTTTAGATGGCAAGGCAGTCCAGGCTAATACTCTTGAAGATGCAGAGGGCAACAATATCGTTACTTCATTAGAAGTCAGGTTTGTAAAGCCAAGTGAGTGAAATCACCCAAGAACTGCGGGAGGCAATATCTGCGGTTGACTTCCCTATCAAGTTGCAATTCCTCTTTGAGCCTATGCGTTACAAGGTTCTTTATGGGGGTCGTGGTGGGGCTAAGTCTTGGGGTGTTGCGAGGGCTTTATTGGTTCTTGGTGTCAAAAAGCCAACCAGAGTCCTATGCGCCCGTGAGTTCCAAAACTCAATAGGCCAATCAGTCCATAAGCTCTTATCAGATCAAATCATTGCATTAAAGCTGGAGTCATTCTATGAGATTACGCAAAACTCAATCAGAGGTAAGAATGGGACTGAGTTTGCTTTTGTTGGACTTAAAAACAATGTTGCCAATATCAAGTCCTATGAGGGCGTGGATATATGTTGGGTCGAGGAGGCACAGAGCGTATCTAAAACATCATGGAATGTTCTTATCCCCACAATTCGTAAAGAAAGTTCAGAAATATGGATTACATTTAACCCAGAACTTGAGTCAGACGAAACATACCAAAGGTTTGTTCTTAACCCACCAGACAATAGTAAAATTGCGAAGATTAATTGGTCGGATAACCCGTGGTTTCCTGAAACACTCAGATTAGAAAAAGATGCCCTTTTTAACAGGGATAGAGAAGCCTACAATACAGTCTGGGAGGGCTTATGCCGTCAAACAGTAGATGGTGCTATCTTTGCTAAAGAAATGGCTATGGCTGATTTAGAGGGTAGAATAACGAATGTTCCTTATGACCCAATTAAGCCAGTTCACGCAGTATTTGACCTCGGTTGGGCTGACGCTACTGCTATTTGGTTTGTGCAGTTTATTGGCATGGAAACTCGCCTCATTCGGTATTACGAAAACACGCAAGAAACAATAGCGCATTACCTGGCTAAAATGCAGTCCTATGGATATGTATATGACACCCTTTGGCTACCTCATGACGCAGGATCAAAGACTTTGGGATCTAACGGCAAAAGCATTGAGGACATCGTTAGAGCTACAGGGCATAACGTTAGAGTTATTGAGCGAACACCCATTGTTGATTCCATTAATGCTGCCCGAATGATGTTTAATAAGTGCTGGTTTGATAAAGCAAACTGCCACGATGGACTGCAATGTTTACGCCATTATCGTTACGACGTTGATCCTGATACTAAACAGTTCAGCCAAAAACCATTACACGATAACTATTCGCATGGAGCAGATGCTTTCCGATACATTGGCTTAATGGTTAATGAGCCTAGAAAAGCACCAAAACAACGGGGAACTTATCAACTACCTAGCTCGTGGATGGGGTAAAATGTGTAGTAAAAATGATACAGTTGTCTTAAAATCGGGCAATAATTAAGGGATTGTATGGCTAGAGAAATTGTTACTTCTGAAAACAGGGAAGATTACATCAATAAAAAGATGGGTAATAAACCTGAAGAAAAGCCACATTTTGAAGAAACTGAGAAATATCACCAAAAAATTCCTGAAATCACTCATTTGCCTACACATGAATTTAAAAGACAAGGCTCTGGAGAAGTTCATTCTTTAACGGAAGAGCAAGCTGCATTACATTTTGGAACTAAAAACTTTGAGAAATATTTAAAAGAACCTATTGATGCTTCTGTGTATTCAGATGGAAATGTAATAATCCAAAATGGGCATCATAGAGTAGCAGCAGCAAAATTAAGAGGAATTAGTCATTTACCCGTGAATTTACAAGCTATTAACGCTCGTGGTGCAAAACTTAATGAATTGCATAAAAAATCACAATCTTTTAAAAAGAAATAAATTATGGCATACGACAGAGTTGCAGACTCCCAATCAGACGGCAGAATCGAAGAAGCCAAAGACTTTTTAAGACTTTGTAATGATTCGGATAGCAATAATCGTGCCGAAGCCTTAGATGATGTGAGATTTGCAGCAGGCGATCAATGGCCTGTGGATGTGCAAAATAGCCGAGTATTAGAGGCTCGCCCATGCCTGACCATCAATAAAGTTGATGCTTATATTCGTCAAATCTGTAATCAGCAAAGACAGCAACGCCCACGCATAAAAGTGCATGGAATGAACAATGAGTCAGACGCTAAAGTCGCTGAGATCATTACTGGTATCTGCCGTCATATTGAGAACCAATCCGATGCAGACTCAGCTTACGATCACGCTTTTGAATACGCAGTTAAGATGGGTTGGGGCTATTGGCGTATCACTACAGACTATGTAAGAGAGGACAGCTTTGACCAAGAAATTTACATTAAGCCGATTGAAAACCCTTTTACTGTCTATTTTGATCCTAATAGCGTGCTTCCTGATGGCAGCGATGCTGAGCGTGTCCTTATTACGACAGTTATCAGCAAAAACGTGTTTAAAAAGATGTATCCCAACGCTGAATTTGACCAGGGCTTCTCCTCAAGGGGAACAGGTGACACCGAATCCGAATGGGTCACGAAAGAAGATATACGTATAGCCGAGTATTTCTACACAGAACGCATTAAGACAGAGTTAGTTCAGCTATCTGATGGCACTACAGTCTATAAGGATGAAATGCCTCCTAAAGACGTTTTAGAGGCTTCTGGCATTACTGTGATTGATAGCAGAGAAACGTGGAAAAAGAAGATTAAGTGGTGCAAGTTGACCGCTATGGAAATCCTTGAAGAAGGCGAATGGGCGGGTAAATTTATCCCTGTTGTGCCTACTTATGGTCAAGAAGTGCGAGTTGATGACAAGCACAAGAAGTTTGGCTTGGTTCGCATGGCTAAAGACCCACAGCGTATGTATAACTACTGGTCAACGGCTTTGACTGAAACTGTTGCCCTTGCTCCTAAAGCAAAATGGTTGTTGGCTGAAGGACAGGATGAGGGTCATGAGAACGAATGGGCGATGGCTAACATCAAAGCTATGCCTGTTTTACGTTACAAACAGAC